CAAAGATGCGCTGTTGAGTCGTTACCGGCAGGACGGAATCATCGTCAAAACCTTTCTTGTCGATGGCGTTTTGGAAGAATCGTGTTTCTTCCGCCGTCAGGACGTTGCCGCCGCGGTTTTGGATGATGGAACGGTCCATGGCGGTTTCGTTAGCTTGCTTTGAGACTTCCGCAGTAACCGACTCCTGAAGTGCATCGAGATAATTCTCGAAAGCAGTTGTCTGTTCTTCATCCGATCCCCCCGCCATTGCTTTTGATAGTGCAGCTTTAGCGTTCTGGAATTTCTCTGATTTACCGAATTTAATTGTCATAATTGACCCTCCGTTTTTTAGAGATTCAAAAAGAGCCGTTTCACAGCGCCATTGTTTTCAGGCTCTGGGTCCGGCTCTTTTGGATCTTGTTTTGTGGTTGTGTTCTTTACTCGTTCCGCGACTTCAGCGACCATTTCTTCCTTGTATTCATTCAAGGTGTTTTTGAGTTCGTCCATCGTGATGCCTTTCGGCTCTTTCTGAAGGCTGTTTCGGATCTTCGCGATAGCTTCAGACGAGAGCGCGCCCGGAGCGCTGGCAACTGCCCGAATCCCCTCATTTGCAAACATAATCTCATCCACGAAACCTTTCTCTTTGGCTTCTTCAGCGGTGAGCCATGTTTCTTCTCCCATGAGGTTCAGCAGCTCTTCTTCGCTCAATCCGGTTTTCAGTCGATAGGCGCTGGCAATGGACTTGTCAACCTTCTTCAGAAAGTTTGATGTCTTGTCCATCTCTTGATGATCGCCCCAGGTGATTGTGGAAGCGTTATGGATCATGATTTCCGCCGTTGGTGACATCTCAACTTTGTTCCCAGCCATTGCGATGACAGATGCAGCACTGGCGCAGATGCCCACAATTCGGGAAGTGACTTCGCCCTGGTAAGATTTCAATTCTGTGAAAATCTCGGATGCGCTGTATACGTCTCCCCCGCCTGAGTTGATGGTCAGTTGAACAGGTTCTCCGCCCAGTTCGTTCAGAACTTCAGCAACATCATTCGGACAGGTCGCTTCCATTTCCAGCCAATCATAAACCCATTTATCATTATTGCTGATGATCGGGCCTTTGATGTTGATATTCTTCACACGTTATCACCTCCTTTAATGGCATTCCTAAATTCGTTGAATTGTTCGCTCGTATTGTCTCCATAACCAAAAACCTTGTGAAAGTTGGTATGGCAGCCCTCACACAGAGTCACCCCATTCTCTACATCGAAACGTTTTTCGCGACACCAGTTCCAACCGTCCAAGTGGTGAGCGTTAAGGTTCTTTGAATACTGGCCGCACGCCTTACAGGTGAACCCGTCTCTTTCCATCACGGCTCTACTCCATTTCTTCATGTGCATGCCGTGAAGTTCATACCGGGAAGCCAGCCTTTCATCATCAGTCAAGTCATGCCTATACCTTGGGTGGTCCTTACCAGAAAGTGTGTAGCATCCGCAACTTTTGGTGTTTCCGTTTCTCAAGCGATACCCGGCGACCTTGTGTGTGTTCCCGCATTCGCATTTGCAGATAAACCACATCGGACCTTTTGTCCCATGGACCCTTTCGACCACCGTGAGTTTCCCGTATGTGTTACCTACTTCATCAAAGCGCATTTCAACCTTTTTCTTCAGTTCTTCCAAGCGCTCCGTTGCCAGCTCTGCTTGATAGCACCCACAACTTTTTGTATGCCCTGTCACCAGGTTGCTTTTCCTTACTACGACAACAGCGCCGCAATCACACCTGCATTCCCAGGACGGTTTGCTGTTTCTAACATTCACCAATCCTATTGCAACGAGCCTTCCGAATCGCTTCCCTGCTATGTCTATAGTTCGACCCTTAGCCGCTTTTGAAGAAACTTCACTCCGAATACATCCACAACTTTTTATTCCGCCATTTCTCAAATGGTAGCCCAGCACCTCAGTGAGGTTTCCGCATTCGCACTCACAAACCCAAAAGACTTTAGTTTTGTTTTTGAGCTTCTGGGTCTTTCCGCGCTTCAATACGGTCAATCTGCCGAATGTTTCTCCTGTAAGATCAATCAACTTCCCCATCACCATCACCCCTAATGACATTATACCATGGTGTTACCACCTTGTACACAACAATGATACATGGTACAATGCAGATCAAGGAGGGGTTTGAGTGACTATCTCGGATAAGAAAACCCGTACTCAGTTGACATTGGAAAAAGAAGTTAAGGCTGAACTGGAACAGATTGCAAAACATCAAAACAGAAGTTTTAACAATCTTGTTGAGACAATATTGAAGGACTACCTAAAGAGGGGCTAATGCCCTTCTTTTTTTATTGTTCTTCGCCAGCCTCTTCAAGCAACTGATAGTTCTTCGTGAGCAGATGTTTATCAAGCATCGGATCATCCGACCGTTCAAAGCCGAGTTCTTCGCGGATCTCGTTGCCTTTAAACAGACCGCTGGACACCAGCTTGTCCGCTTTCAACGCAACGCTGAACAGGTTCTCAACCGCTGCCGCCCGGATCTTGATGCGGTCACCGCGGAGAAATTCTTCAGGTTCCAAAAGTTTGCCGTTCAGTTCGCTCCGGATGCGGTCGAGGAACGGATTGATGCAGAACGTCATGTAGTTTTCCGTCTGTTTTTCCACATCCGCCAGATCCCCACGCAAAAGGCCGAGAGGGATGCCGAGGGCAATGGCGACTTTCTCCAAGAACCCTTTGGCGACCTTCTCGACCTCATCAACGTTCGGCTGATAGGTGGTTTGATTTTCATCGTACTCGATGCCCTTTTGGGAAGGGATGACGGCGTGGACGTTCTTCGATGTCGTCTGGTAAATCTTGTTGATGAAATTCTGCAACGGGTTTATGCCCGTGTCGTCTTTTCGGACCGTCGTGTCCACTTTAACGATGCTCCGAATCTGCCCTTTGCGGTACTGATACTCCATGATGCGGGCGAACAGCTTGCCATATGACTCGTATAAGCCGTCCACAAGCCGTGCGATGCTGTCATTGGAATACGGCAGATAGATGACATCCTTCATCTCAAACGTGCGCCTGAAGGTGATGTCGCCCACCACGACGTCCGTGAAGGAATCGTCATACAGCGTCCGGCCCGTCCGGTCGAAATCGTCCGCAATGAGCAACTCGTCCTCATCGCTCTTGATGATTAGACATTCGTTGTCCATAATCATCTTCCAGACGACGGTCGACCAAAACTGGTGTGCCGACATGTTTTTATTCGGGCGGACGTTGAGCCGATAGTAGGCTTCATCCTGGACCATGTTGCCGTTGATGCGCGTCTGAAACTCGGACTGGCTGATAGTCCTGCCAATCATCGAGATGCAGGTTTGGAGAGCGTGCCGCTTCAGGTGGACATCCGATGCGACGTCATTGAACAGATCCGTTTCGATGACTTGATCCCAGTCGATACCCCGCGTCCGGAAGATGTCGAAAACTCCCAATGTATCACCTCCTTTAAGGGTAACCGGCCGCATAACCGGGCGACCGTGCCGGAGATAGGGTGAATCTTTCAGGACCACACTCCTTTCCCCGCATATCGCGGAACATCAGCAACGAACACAGTCCATCACCCCCTTTACGGTCAAAATGCAATATCATCCAGAATGAACTCGACTTCCTCTTCCAGAATGTCATCCGCCGACCACAAGGCATGCACCATCGCCTGGAATCCGTCCGTCTTGCGCCGAATCTCGTCCTTCTTCAGATACTCTTTATTTCCATCTTTTCGGATGCTCACCAGGACGTTGTTTGTGTACCATCGCATTAACGGATTCGGGCCGAAGATAATCCGCTTATTCGCAAACATCGTCTCGATCCGCGGGGCCAGTAGCGCATGAGCCGCTTTCGGGTTCCGGATGATGACCAGTTCAAACCCTTCTGCCTCCAATGCGGTCCGGACGAGATCCAACCGGAAGTTATCCGCCACGATGGTCGTGAGTCCGTATTGTTCTCGCATCTCAACGAACCAATCGACGATATGCCGGATGCCAATGGTAGGCTCGTCCACAATGGTGAGCAGTCCTTGTTTCTCCCATTCATGAATAGGCGGCTTCAATTTCACCATGTCCAGGAAGCCCTGTCGGACGAATGAGTGAGTCTTCCACACATAGTCCTCGCCAACCTTGAACAGCAGCCCCACAGCTGCGAAATCCCGGATGGAAGCGAAGTCGAGTCCGCCCACGCACGGGAGATGAGAGAGGGGAGGGAACGGACGGTTCGTTGCATTGATTTCTTCCACAGATGCTACCGACCGCTGAAGGTCCGTTTCCGGGAAGTTCATGCGTTTGGTCATGAAGTCCTCACGGCCGGACGGATCTTCTTCAAGGTCGAGGAATTCTTCATACACGGTTTCATAGAGCGTCTGCGCGTACTCACTGCGTGGATGGGAAAACATCGGGTTCGCTAGTTCCCAAAGATCCGGATCGTTCACCTGGTCAGCCTTATCCAACTTGCAGATGAACGGGAACATGTTGGAATCCGGTTTCTCACCATGGAGGACTTGCCGGGCCTTCTCCTTCATGAAATCGAGGAAACCATCCCGCACATAACCGTCCGTGCCGATGTAGATTTCCCGCGGGTGTTACTTCTTCCCGAGACCGCGACGGAAGACGTTCACTGTTTTTGCGTTTTCGTACTGGTGAATTTCGTCAAACACAATAGCACCCTCTCGGCCGCCGTCCTTTGTTTCTGCGTTGGACGTTCGGAACATGAGGGTGCTTTTCGTTTTCTTATTTGTGATCTTCAGCTTGGTCAGCCTGAAAGACTTTTGCAACGGCGGATTCGCATCCACAACATTATAGATTTCTTCAAAACTCGTCTTGGCCTGTTCTTCACTGTTCGCCACGATGGAAATGTGGTATTCCGGAATCCCGTGCAGTTCACTGTTCAGGTAGTTCGTGATGCCGGAGATCAATCCGTTCTTACCGCCGCCCCGCCCCATCATGATGAGATACACCCGATAGTGCAGCCGGTCCGTCTTGACGTTCTTCAGGAAGAAGAAGGCGATGATGAAACGTTG